AAGACTCTGACAACAGTTTTATTTCTGTCGATCTCTTCCTCTGCCTGTTGTGATCTTTCGAGTCCTACACAGATGTCTGAGAGTTGTGCGATAGCTGCGCTACCTCGTAGTTGTGATAGTGAAGTGGCCGCACCTTCTTCATGACCTCGTCCCTCTGGGCGCTTCAAATGACTCACAAGAATCATCGCGACCTTGGTTTCTTCAACAAGGCTTCTGAGTTTTGTCATGGTGTTATCAATGAGACGACGCTCGTCGCCGTCACCTATTCCAGACACAACGATTGACAGGTGATCGAGGCAAATAAAATCGACCTCGTAGGTCTTGATCATGAACCTAATTCGATTCAGTAGGTTTTCTGAGGCGATAGAACCGAAGTGGTCATACAGAAAGAAACGCCCACATCCAACTGTTCTCTTGAAGGCTTCATCGAAAGCCTCGTCAGCGTCGAAGGGTTCCAGGTGAAAGCACTTACCAACATCGATCCCCACCATGCTTAGGGCAGTTCGTTCAATAGATTCCTCAAGCGCGATGTAGCCAACTTTTTGGTCAGTCGTCGTCAGTATGTGATGAGTGATCATCTTGCATACTTGGCTCTTACCAATGCCAGACCCTGCACACATTGTGATGATCTCTCCCTTACGAATCCCATGAGCAAGTTTGTTGAGGCCTTCAAAGGGATACGGCGTAGACTCGTAGGTCTTTGGATTCTTGATCCTATCTAGAAGCTCGCTGCCCTCGATGATGTCATCTGGTCTCCAAACTCTGGCACAGTGGATAGCGACGACGACTTCTTTGCGTTGTCCGTTTACAAGACAATCGCTAGCATCTTTAAGTGGTAGCTTGGCAACTTTGCATTTGCCGGCAGGTAACAAGTGAGCGACGTCGTCGACAGCCTGGCGTCCTGCTTCGTCCTCATCAAACATCAAGATTACTTCTTGAAAACCACAGAGCCAGTCGTAGTGCTTCTTGAACATAGCCTTCGCACCAGAAGCGCCTTGGGGAAGACTTACAACAGGGTAGTTACCTTGTATCTGGTAGACACTGAGCGCATCTAACTCACCTTCGGTAACAACAAGTTTCCTGTTGCTCTCTGGGTTTGCCCAAAGGTGCTGCCCAAAGAAAAAGTTAGGGCTTTGATTACATCTGAAAGTCTTGTCTTTGAGACGATACTTCTGGGCAATGTGGTTTCCGTTAGTATCGTAGTAGTTTGCTATGTGACACTTCTGTCCTTGGTATTCGCCAACTTGATATCCAAATCTTTTACAGGTGTCTTCATGTATTAATCGGCTTTTTATTTCTTGGTAGGTTCCTATGACCATTTCTATATTTGTGTTTTTTGTCTGTGTTGTTATGTGTGTTGTAAAGTCTCCCTCGGCTCTCTTGAAGATCCCGCAGCTATAGCACTTGGTTGATCCATCAACATTGATTGTCAGAGCGTCGCTACTTCCACAGTCTGCACAAGGTTGGTGTATTGTTAGGGCTTTAGGTTCAGCCATGATTGGGGTATCACTCCTTTGTCGCACCATTTGAAGCCATGCTTGTCGCACCAGTCTCCATACGATGTCTTACTTTTCTTGCTCAATTTCAGTCGTGCGTTCTGAAATACAAATCTAATATCTAGCTCTGGATACTCGTCTCGAATCAGTAAGTGTTTGGTGCGATCCGATGGAGCCCAGAACCCCTTGGCCTCTAAAATTATGTTGTTGGACATAATTAAGAAGTCAGGTGTGTATGTCGCTGGCCTCAAGTAATCGAGGACTAACGTCTCATACTGAAAAGGAACGCCAGCCCCCTTGAGGGCTGACGCTATACTCATTTCAAACTTAGAACGAAAAATCGTCTTCGGTTTCTTTGGATACGACCGTCTGCGTTTGGGCATCGTTTGTTAGTTCATCAGTGAAAGTTTCACCCCCAGAGAAACCTTCGACAGATGCGAAGACCCCACTCATATCACCACCTGTCTTTTCAACTAAGTCGATGATTTGAACCGCCTTGAGTCTTAGGGTGTATCCGAACCCCTGACTGTCGACATACCAAAAGTTAGGCTCAACAGCTAAAGCAAGCTCAGAGCCACCACCGACTGGAGGCATCTTTATCTTGTCACCTGCTGCGTTGAACGCAACGACGTTGAACTTCAAAAGACCTTTAGTCTTTGTCATCTTCTGCGCTTCTTGTTTTGCATAGATTTCAAAGTCACCTTCGTCGGTAATACGAAGTGGACTTGAAGAGGCTTTGCGAAGCTTAGGTTTGCCTCGGCGAGTCTTCTCTTGCTCATAAGCGGCATTGTAAAGATCGTCGACGACGAGTTTGAATGAATTGAAGGAACCTTCATCAACGTGAAGCTTGACGCTATAAAGTCCATTGTCGTTGAACTTTGTATCTGCTGTATCTAGATAGGGATAGACAGCTTTGCCCTTTGGTGTTGTTAGTATTTTACTCATTTTGTTTTTACCTTTTTTCGTTTATTACTCGGTTTAGTAACGTGATAAATGCTTTCTCTGCTGTTAGTGGAACGACGCCGTTTCCCAGTAGCCTAAGTCTGTCCACCCTACTGGTAGACCCATTAGTTGCTCGACCCAGTTGGGGTTCAGCTTGCCCGTTGTCTCGGTTTGTGCTGGTAAGTCCTTCGTCTGTCCTTTGTAGGCTCGACCCTCTGCTCCCTTCCAGTCCCTTGCTTGTGGTGTTGACCACGACTCTTGGTTCTTCCCAGTCGTATTGAGACTCGCCTGGTCTTGAAGGCCAACGTGTGCCACACGCTGACCAAGTGTCTGCTTGGATGGGTTCGCCCTGCTCGGAGGAACTGTGGCGTTGGTGTCCTTCCAATCCCTCGTGGTTGCGGTCGGCCAGTTCTGGGGTTGCATTACTTCCTCTCTGAGGTTCTTGCACCCGCCTTTTTTCTTGGCTTTTGCTAGTTTTTCTGGTGTTCTGACTGGTAATACATCCATCGTGTTTGGCGTTGCCCAGTTCTGAGGTTCTCTGATCACCTTCTCCTCTAGGTAAAGAGGAACAGAGGTCTTCCCGTGAGACTGGCGAAACTTCAAACACTTCTCCATTGTTTCCTCGTCCCTCACTCGATTCACTGCTGTCGGAGTCGGCCAGTTCTCCTCCTGTTTCTTCTCCTCCATTAGAGCTATCTTTTCTCTGAGTTGAATGTTGTGCCACTTCCCTGACTTGATCTGATCTAATCTCATTCCTCCCGACACTTCCGCAATCGTTGGAGTAGGCCAAGATGAAGACTCGTTTTCTCTGATGAGGTGCGCCGACTTCTTCCGCTGAGAATATTCCTGCCGTTGCTCGGTAATCCATTTCTTCCAATGTTCTGAGGACATACTGGAGAACTGGCTCTCCGTCGGCTGTTTTACAGGAGAGGATTCCTTGGACGTTTTCGAGAAAACAAATTCTAGGTTTACAGGCTTTGATTCCTCTGGCGATGGAAGGAAAGAGGTGTCTTGGGTCTTCAGTTGCTTGACGCTTTCCAGCAGCGCTGAAGGGTTGGCACGGGAATCCTCCAGATAAGATGTCCACTTGTCCAAGAAACTGGTCGTATGGGAAGGTCTTAACGTCCGTGAACACAGGTGCTGCATCCAACTTTCCCTCTTCCATCTTTGCAACCAAGTTCGCGACAGGGAATCCTTCCCTCTCCACGTAAGCGATTTCTCGCAGATTTGGGAGAACTCTTCTGAGTCCAAGTCCAATGCCTTCGTATCCGCTACAAAGGCTGAGGTGTGTAATTGTTTTGGTAGTATCCATGTCATTATGAGAAGAAGTATGTTGAATCTATTATTTGTGTTATGTCGGCGTCCCCAGACTGGGGCGGTGAAGGGAAATCAATGTCTGGATGTTGCTCCGTCAACTGACCTCGCCAATCAGCCAATAAATCTTTACTGAAGGTGTCAACAAAAACTTCTCTGGTGATTTTTGATAAGGCATCGCACTTGTTTGAGTGAGTGCCATAGCTGTCATGGATCATCGCAAAATCGTAGATACCCTCAGACTTGTTAGCTCTGACGACAGTCTCATGAAGACAGGCTGAGTCTAGGGCATGGACGACGTTCGGACTTGCACCATTGACCATACGGCGCTGGCTGATTGTGCTTGTGTCCTCTTCGTTGAACTTCACACAAGTAGCCTTGCCAGATATATAGGTGTTTACCTGTTGGCTTTGGATATTGAAATACTCTTGGTGAACAGGAAAACCAGAAGGGCTTACCCACTTCAAAGGACGGTTCTTCTGAGCGACCAAACGAGCGCACTGCTGAAACCAATCCATACATTCTTTTGGTTTATCTAGGACAGACTGGATAGCTCTCCACGCAAGTTGTGATAGATAATTAGTGGCAACAAATCGGTCGTCGTCGTCGAATGGCTTTGGCCTTTTCTTGCCATGTATCTGATCGTCATACCACTCGTTAATGTAGGCGCGGTTTGAGTAAGGAGTGAGACCGTATGGCGTAGTCATCACAGGTCTCTTCAAGGCAGATCGAGCCATGCCTTGGCAAACGGATTGCCTTCAACTAAATCTGTTTTTAAGTATTCACAGACTCTGTCCGCCACCACTTGGTAGATGTCAGCAGGACGATCAGTCGGCAGGACGTTCGTCGCAAGCATCCCCTCGGTGTCTCTGGTCAACATAGAAAGAATCTGTAGTCCATTGTTGGACGCATCCATGTTCACTGGGAGATGGCTATCTAACTTTCCATTGGTCTTGTAAACACTCCACTCAAAACACCAAGCAAGGAACGACCAAGGGTCATCTGCCTCAGTCCAGAGAAGTTCTTTCGTAGGGTTAGCTGCGATCTTGGACGCATCCTTTGTAAACTCTTCGGCCCACTTCCAACGCTCATGCAGAGTGACTTTATCGTTGCCCCAGGTGTTTGCCCCTTGAACAGCAAGCCACTTGGCGTCGTCGTCGTTCTTCAGTCGCTCTGGTCTGTTAAAGTGCAACAGTCCACGACTCAGCTTGTTGCCCATGACTCCCAGAAAACTTGGGATGTTGTAGACACGCCCTCTAAAGTCACAGTTAGACGGATAGAAAACCCTAGTGCCTTGTAGCTTGTTCGCAATGAAAAGTATCTTGGCAGTTAATAGACGCTTGGACTTCGTAGATGTATTCCTGCTATATATCCCTGCGGCTAGCTGACGCCACCTTCGGTTCGTCTCTGGGTTCTCATGAAAGTCTCTGGGGAGGACGGGCAGTGATTCGTCATCTTTACTTGGCAAGTCTCCAACAGACACATTGTTCTTCCAAGCCCAGTTAGCTACCTCAAGAACCTTGTCGTTGACTTGCCAAGGCGTATTCTGAATCCGATTGCAAGCCTCCATTGGGACGTCAATAGATCCTTTGAGTTCCCT